CACAGGTTGACGCTGACGAACTAGCTGACGCAGTTCTAAAGCTGGAAGAAGGCGATGGCATGACCTTCGTTGGCTATGCCGCGAAGTTTAACTCACCATCAGAAGACTTGGGTGGATTTGTTGAGACAATCGAACCCGGCGCATTCCGCCGCTCGCTACGCTCTCGCAACGATGTAAAACTTCTAATAAATCACGACATGGGTCGAGTCGTTGCTTCTACTCGCGCTGGCACAATGAAGCTTTATGAAGATGAGGTCGGTCTGCGAGTTGAGGCTTCTATCGCTCCAACTACTGACGGAAAAGACTTAGCAATCAGCTTGAGGCGCGGAGACCTGTCAAAAATGAGTTTCGGATTCTCTGTTATGAAGGACTCATGGAATCAAGAAATGACTCAAAGGGTTCTCAAATCAGTTCGTCTCTGGGAGGTCTCAGTCGTTGCCATGCCTGCATATCAGGAAACCGAAGCAATGGTTCGCTCATTAGACAAGGCAGCTACTCGCGCACAGGTTGACGCTGACGAACTAGCTGACGCAGTTCTAAAGCTGGAAGAAGGCGCAGACCTTTCGGAGAACGAGGCAGAGCTAATCAAGACTGTTGTCAATTCCCGAGGCAGAGCTAATCAAGACTGTTGTCAATTCCCTGACTCCGACTCAGGTCAAGGTAGAAGAAGAAACTTCTGAGGAAGAAGCCAACCTACTCGAACTAAAGCGTAAGCAACTTGACCTACTACTAAAGAGAAACTAATGGCAAGCAAAGAACAAATCAAAAAGACGATTCTCGAAATCGCAGGTGACCCATCGGTCGGAGAGATTTACTCTCTAGCTGACAAGTGGGCAGACGCAATCTTCAAACTAGACAATCCAGATGTCGCGCCAACTGAGCGCGATAACAACGGCGGCCCAACGGCGAGTGCTGCCACAAGGGAAACTCGGATAACCAAGCCAACTGAAATTCGCTAACCCCCTTCAGCGATTGTTGCTTGTCGAGTTCCGCCTCACAGGGTCTTATCCTTTCTACCTGTGAGGTTTCCCCTACCCTGTAGAATTAACTTATGGCTGAGTGTAAGCACCGCCAGTTTTCAGTTCTGCGTAAGCGCGGCTGATATTCACTAACTAATAGGAGAAATACCAAATGTCACAGTCTTTTATTAAGGCACAGGCTGAGGCTCGCGCAAAGGCATGGGAAGAAGCTAAGGCACTTCTTGACTCTGCTGCTGCTGAGAAGCGCGACTTGTCTGCTGAGGAGCAGAGCAAGTTCGACCGCATCAACGCAGAACTTGACGAGCGTGCAGCTGCAATTGAGACAATCCGCAAGGTCGAGGAGCGCGAGGCTAAGGCCGTAGCTGCTGCTGAGGGCTTCAAGGTTTCCGAAGTTGCAAAATCAGATTACGACTATGTTCGCTCGCTTGTAAAGGGAGAGATTCGTTCTCACCAGTTCGAGACTCGCGGAACAATGACCCCATCAAACGCTTCTGGCGTTGTCCCACAGTCCTTCGTTAACCGCGTCTATGACCTAGCTCGCGAAGTCGGCCCAATGCTAGACCTCGGAGAGCGCTTCGAGACTGCTGGTGGCGAAGACCTGAAGATTCCAGTTCTGACCAACTACGCAACTGCTGTTCTTGAGACCGCAGGTGCAACCATTGACGAGTCAGAGCCAACCTTCAGCTCCATCACCCTAGGCGCATACAAGTATGCATTCCTAGTTCCAGTTGCTCGCGAACTAATCGAAGACAGCGGTGTTGACATCGCTGAGGTTCTAGCTCGCGCTGCTGGTAACTCAATTGGTTACGCAGTTAACGCTGCTCTAACCACCGGTGACGGAAGCGACAAGCCAAACGGAATCATGACCGCTGCTGGAACTGGAGTTTCTGGAACTATTGCAGGTGGTCTGTTTACCGCTGACCAGCTCATTGACCTCACTTACTCTGTAGACGGCGCAGTTCGCAGACTACAGGGAACTGGATGGCTCATGTCCCCAACCGCAATCCGCAATGCTCGCAAGCTAAAGACCACAGACGGCTACTACCTGTTTGAGCCTGGTCTAAACGGCGCAACCGCTGACAGACTTCTTGGATACCCAGTATTCGAGAACCCTGCTGTTGCCGCTGTTGGCTCTGCTGCTGCATCTCTTGGATTCGGTTACCTACCTTCCTACAAGATTCGTCTTGCAGGCGGACTACGCGTTGACAGAAGCGATGACTTCAAGTTCGGTAACGACTTGAGCGTCTTCCGTTTCATGATTCGCGTTGACGGAGACCTGTCACACCAAGAGCACTTCAAGGTATTCAAGGGTTCGGCTGCATAGTCAACCTTAGAAATCTAGGCAAGTCCCCCGGCATAAAGTCGGGGGATTTTGCTATTGTGGGGGGAGAAAGGAATTTATGAAAGCCGAGCAGTTAGACCTAACAGTTACAACCTTCTCCAATTCGCCATACCAGCCGACAGGTTACGGAATGCAGATTGGTTATTTGATTGACAATCTCAAAAAGCATGGGGCGAATGTTGGCCATGTTTCAAACTATGGACTAGAGGGAAACAACTCCACGCATAAAACGCCTTACGGAGAAATTCCACACTACGCAAGAGGCTATGAGCCAATGTCGCAAGATGCACTTGCAGTCGGTCACAAGATGCAGATGATGAAACAGGATTGGAAAGATTACATCCTGACTCTTTGCGATGTCTGGGTGCTAAAGCCCGAGATGTGGCCTACCGATGAGTTCCCAAACATTCTCAGTTGGGTCCCGCTCGACCATATCTCAATGCCACCTGCGGTCAAGCGTTGGCTGGACAAAGACAATGTAACTCCGATTGCCATGTCCCCATTTGGACTGGAGCAACTGAAAGATGTTGGGCTTGACGGAATCTACATTCCGCACTCAGTAGATACAGTCAACACCTTCAAGTGCACAGAGAAGATTGGGAAGCAAGACGCTAGAGAATTTCTTGGACTCAAAGACGATGACTTCTTAGTGGTCATGAATGCTGCGAACAAAGCGAACAAGTCAATTCACCGCAAGGCTTTCGCTGAGGCACTAATGGGCTTTGCAGTTTTCCGTCAGAAAGTTCCAAACGCTTACCTTTACATCCACACCGAACCAAAGGGTGTTTATGGTGGCTTCCACCTTCCTCGACTAGCCGAGGCCTGTGGGCTTGACATGAGTTCTGTCATCTTCCCTGACCCCATTGACTACCGCTTGGGCGTTGACCCTAAAGACCTAGCTGGCTTCTACTCGGCTGCTGATGTTGTCTTGCAGGTTTCGCTAGGTGGTGGGTTTGAAATCCCAATCATCGAGGCTCAAGCCTGTGGCACAAGAGTCATCGCATCCGACTGGACAGGCCCAAGCCACTTAGTTGCAGAAGATGGATTCAAGGTAAAAGGACAACTGTTCTGGGATGAGGCGCAGATTGCATGGTGGAAGATGCCATACATTGCGTCAATCACCGAGCAACTAGAGAATGCTTATGAAGTCACCAAGGCAGAAGGTCGCTACTCAGAAACATCACGCAAGTTTGCTCAGCAGTTTGACGATGTGAAAGTCTGGAATCACTCTTGGTTACCATTCCTGAAGACTCTGGTCTAATCTCTCTGCCCCTAGCAATTTGGGGTGATGGTTATTCTCAATTCCTGCCTCAATGGTGGGCAGGGGTGCAGTCGCTTGAGACCAAGCCGTTTGAAATAAACATTGTCACCGATGAGAAGAACTGGGAAGCAGTCAAGGCGAGCGTTCCGAACGAGGGTGTTGTCAGGGTCATAAAAGAAAACCTAAGCAGCTATGCCGAGTATTGGAATCAAGCAATCTATCTATGCGTTGGTAAGTGGATAGCTCTTTGCAATGTTGACGATTACTTCCTACCTAAAGCCTTGAACTCGATACCAGAGGCAGAGGCAGCAGGTTGCAACCTAGTTTGCGACTGGCTTAGAACCAAAGGGTCGGACTCGGTGCAGCAGACTAAGTGGATGCCAGAGACCCTTGATTATGAGTTCGAATTAGGCGGTGCTAACCCCATGACCAGACACCTCTGGGAGGCCTCTGGTGGCTTCCCAGAAGGCATAAGATTCGCAGATTGGGGTCTCGCGCTACACATGAGAAAAACTGGTCTTGTAAAGCCGTATAACACCCCTACGATGAGGATTGTTTTTGACAGGGGTTATGACCGCATGACAACCTCTGGCGCATTGCTTGGACCTGATGACAGAGCCGAGGGCATGGAGCAGATTAGACAACTTGCTAGGTCGCTTCGGTGAAGGTTCTCATCTTGGGAGCTGAGGGAATGCTTGGCTCGGCGATGGTCAAAGAGCTTTCTTCTTTTGACCTGATTGCACCCTCACGCTCAGAGTATGAAGCACCCGACTCGATTGACCAATTCATGCTGACCGAGGGCGATGTTGTTATTAACTGCATCGGCGTAATCCCGCAGAAGAAGCCAACAGTCGAAAAGCTGGAAAAGATAAACGGCGATTTTCCTCACCTGCTCGCAACTCGCAAAGACCTTTACTTCATCCAGATTGCAACTGACTGCGTGTTTGCAGGTGACAAAGGTTTCTATACCGAAGAATCCGAGCGAGACGCTACCGACCCCTACGGACTAAGTAAGAAGCGAGGCGAGGTCTCAGCAGCGAACTGGCTCAATCTGCGATGCTCAATAATCGGAGCGAATGGCAAAGGCTCACTATTCGATTGGGTAAAGAACCAACCCGAAGGCGCAAGAATAAACGGCTTTGTCAATCACTACTGGAACGGCGTGACAACCGAGGCGTTTGCAAGGGTGGTCGCAGGGATAATAAAACAGAATTACCTATTGGCTGGAACTCTGCACCTAGTC